GAGCCCATCGGGCCGGCCTGCCTGGCGGTAGAAAAACTCGGTGTCGGCCGGCCAAAACTCGTCACACTTGTTACAGCGCTTCTCCGGCGTGTCGAACGGCGGGTGCTGGCGGTGGTGCATCGCTGCGTTATGCTCTGCCCCGCCTTCCTTCGGTTGATTCACTTGCATGGTGCTTCTCCTTGGGTTTGGTCAGGCCCTGGTGAGTTGCCGCTCTCCGGGGCCTTCTTGTTTCAGCGTGCGATCAGCAGGAACAGGTCCGGCAGGTGGTTGGCTGCGGTCAGCAGCGCGGCCAGGCCGCCGCCGATCCAGCCGCTCATGGCCAGCCGGGCACGAAGGCTGAGGCTGGGTTCGTCATCTTCGTAGTGGTCCATGCCGCGCCCTTAGCCGTAAATGCCATAGGTGAAGTCATCTGCATCGCAATCAACCAGCACCTTGGCGTTGCCGAAGTAGAGCGAGGCCAACATGCGCTCCCATTTCTCGTGGATGTTCAGGTGCAGCGAGACCTTCTTGTCGTCGAGCTGGGCGGAGTAGAGCTCGCCTACCTGGACGTCACGCTCCCACCGCTCCTTGGCCGGACGCACCTCGTCGGACAGGCGGATGTGCAGGCGATGCTTTAGCGAGTAGTCGTTGCGGCTGCTGCGGCTTGAGTACGGGTTGCCCGACTTCATGTCACTCTCTGGCTGAGGGTCGAAATAGACGACAAGCGTGGTGCTGCCATAGCTCTCTTGTTCCTCGAAACGAATCTCGGGAGCCTCCCAGCCATTTTCTGCGGCCTCCTCTTTATGGGCTTCGATGAACGCCTCGAGCAGGGCCCTCAGCGACACCTCTCCGGACACGGCATCATTTTTGAGTACCTCTTCGATGGACGCGGTCGCCTTGGTCATCAGCGTCTCGGACACGGCAGCGGCCTCCCAGCGCTGGCGCAGCGCCTCGGCCACCAGGGCGTTGTAGCGGGTCAGCTCGAACATATCGGAGACATTCGCCGGCAGGGCCTCCTTTACGGCCTCCTTGATGGCCTGGCCGAAGTTGCCGTAGGAGCGGAACGCGTCGTCGACAACGTCCTTGAACATCTTGTCGATACCAGCATCGATCAGCTCGCGCGGGCGATCGGAGGCGGCGTATTCGCTGACGCGCTCGGCGAGCAGCTGCTCAAGGGTTTGATTCTGTTTCACTTGCATGGTGCTTCTCCTTGGGGTTGAACGACTCGGTCAGGCGTTGCCGCGCCGGGCCGCGTCGGGGTTTTGGAACATCCAGCACTTCACCGTCGTGGCGCGTGCCGACATGGCGTTGTTGCGTGCGTTGAAGGCCGCGCGGACGGCGCTGTCCACGGCGCGGTTCTTCTCGATGAACTTGCGGCTGCGGCTGTTGGGCAGCAGGTTGCGGAGCGTGCCGATGTCGGCCAGCTTTTGGCGGTGCTCGGCGGCGCGCTCGCAGAACTCGTTGAGGTTGATGGCGATCTGGTCCGGCTTTTTGCTGTGGTCGACAACGGGCTCGTCGTTGAGCGATTGCAGGTAATCGAACACTTCCCAGAACTCGGCCACTTCGGTCGGATCGGAGTTGACAGCGTTCTGCCGGGCCAGGGCCATCGCGGTGAGTTCGCGTTTGGCGGCGTCGTGCTGGCGATCGGTGAGCGGTACCACGAGACGCAGCGCGTCGACCAGGGCGAGCAGCTGGGCGTGGTTCTTGATGATTCGCTCGATGCGGATCTCTTTCAGCTCGCGCAGCGCCTGCTCATGCACCTTTACCTGCTCGCGGAAGGTCTCCATGATCTTCTGCTCGCCCTTCGCGGCCATCAGCAGGAAGTGGCTCACGTCCATCGCGCTCAGGTGGTTGAGGTTGTCCGCTGCGGCGCGGCTGGCACTGGTGACCTCCGGCCGCACGAAGTGCAACTTGACGATTCGGGTCAGGATCGCTTCGCTCGCCGCCACGGTGGCGTTCTGGCTGATGACGATCGCGCCGCGGAACGGTGGCTCATAGGTTTCGTTGCCGGCGGTCTTCACGCCGGTCACGCCCAGGGTGCCGCCGTTGAACAGCGGCTTGAGCTCGTCCCAGTCATACGCTTTGGCGGCGGTGCGGTCGGTGTCGCTGCGATCGGCCTCGAGCAGAACCAGCGGCATGCCGGACACCTGCCCCATCCAACGGCGCAAGCCTGCCTTGGACATTTTCGAGGGGTCTTTACCCTCCTCGTCCGGACGGCCCAGCAGCTTCCAGAGGAACATCAGCAACGTGGACTTGCCGGCGCCGGCCTCACCGGTCACCTCCAGGAACGGAAAGGACTGGTACTCGGCGCGGATCTGCTCGGCGAACAGCGAGCCGAACCAGTAGGCCAGCGCGACGATGCCCTGGGCACCGAAACAGGTCCACAGCCAGTCGAGCCACTCGGTGCGGTAGCCCTCGTCGGTACGGGCGATTTCCAGGCGGATCGACTTCTGCAGCGTCTTCAGGCGCAGCTGCTTGAACTCGAAATAGTCCTCGCTGTTGGCCTTCTCCACCACGCCACCGCGCACGGCCAGGTCGCCGAACACATAGCAGCCGTGCTCCTTGCTGTAGCCGATGTAGTCGATCGTCTTGACGGTTTTCAGCCCGTAGAGCTGGTCCTTCATGATCTTGTCGAGCTGGCTGCCGCTGCCGGTGAACACCGCGCCCGCCGCCATGCCGAGCAAACGCTTCTTGAACTCGCTCGCCGCCGCCACCTGGCCACCGGTGAAGGTGTTGCGCACGGTGGGTTCGTCGTGCGGAAAGTCAACGCGGAAGTAGTACCAGGCCTCGTCCGTCACCTCATTGCGCTGGAAGTACAGCGCTTTGGGGTAGCAGTTGGCGATCTCGATCACGCTGCCGCACTGCTGCAAGGCCTTCTCGCGCATCTGCCGATCGTTGAGCAGCTGGTCGTCGTGGTCGTCGCTGTTTTCCAGCTCCTGCATGGCGCGGTTGAATTTCTCCAGATCGAGCTTGAACCAGTACATCCGGTTGCCGAAGCCCAAGTGGAATTCGCCGCGCTTGTTCCAGTCGTACATCAGCAGCGCCTTCTCGGCGGCGCTCTCGGCGATCAGCAGCGCGCCCTGGTAGCGGGCGGCCTTGAGGTCGGCCTCGATCTGGTCGGCGCGCTTGTCCTCGTCGAGGAACATCCAGCGCTGATGCAGATCGTTCCAATCGACTTTGCGATCACCCTGCGGGATCTGCGCGGCCTCGCAGGTGAAGCCCAGCTCCTTGGCCATCCGCACCCAGCGGCGCGTATAGCGATGTGCTGTCGGCTCGTTATCCAACGCCCACACCAGCTTCGGCAGCTTCTGCCCCGCGTCCGCGCAGGCCTTCGCCAACGCCTTGAGGGACTCGGCCGGGAATGCGTTGCAGCTCATGGCCGAGACGGCATCGATGTCGTGATGCAGCAAAGCAATGGCGTCGAAGATGCCCTCGACGATCCACAACTCGCTGACCTGGAGCAGGTCCACGCTCGGCGGGCACCACCAGTAGCCCTTCATGGATTGTCCGGGCGCGAATCGAGCCTTTTGCTTGCCGAAGCGGTGCGGCCGGTCGATCAGCCGTTCCCAGTAGCCACCCTTCTCCAAGGGAAAACGCACCGTGGCCGAGCCAATGGTTTGGTGGCGGTCGAAATAGTTTTCTTGCGTGTACCAGCCCTTGATCAGCTCCAGACGAAAGCCGCGGGCGCCCTGCAGGTAGCTATTGGCGGTGGCGGTGGGCTCTTTTTCAGTGGCCGGAACGCGCTTGCTCCAGTCATCGAACAGATCGTCGAACAGCTCTTTCACATGCCACTGCTGGCCGCACTTGCCGCGCCCGCACTTGATGAACCAAGGTTCGTCGTAGCGGCTGAACAGCTCGCGCTTGTTGCAGCTGGGGCACTCGCCCTTGCGCATGTAATTGGTGCCACCGACGCGCTTGAGGCCGAACTGCTGCTCTAGGCGGGCAAGTACTTCGGTGCGGATGGCGTTGTCCATCGACTTCATGGGCGCGGCCCCCAAACGAAGGCCTGAATCTCTTGCAGCAATGCACGATGAGTCGTGCAAGTGATGGCGTCGCACTCCAGCAGTCCGCTGAGGTAGCCGCCAATTCGAATCGCCTCGTTGAATTGCCTGTCGTAGTCAGGCGCCGCCTTTAGTTGCAGAAGGTGCCCCTTAAATATGAGGCGCGCCGGATCAGCTGCCAGGGCCTCGCATTGGGCAAGCGTGCTCATGCCGGAACCTCCGCTTCCTTCAGCTGCTTTACCAGCTCGCGCATGGTGCGGTTGAGCCCGGCGATATGCGGGTAGTCCTGGAAGATCTTCCGGCCACGCAAGCCTTGGGGCGTGTAGCGGTACTTGTCGTCGTACCAGCAGGCCGCCATCAGCTGTTCGTACTGGCTGGTCAGCCAGCGCAGGTAGACCTCGGCCTGGGCCGGCTTGAGTCTGATTTCTAGGGTGATGTCGCACATAAAAGCCACCATTCGGGCGCAACTTTCCCCTACCCGCGCTACGGCGGGCATGGGACGGGATCAATTCAGGGGGGTGTTCAGTTAGCGGCTGCTGCAGCCGGAAGAGCCGCCGGCGGCTGCAATCTCAGGGGCAAATGGCGACAGGGGATTAATACCGTTTCACCCGTAAAGAAATCGACCAGGCTGACAACCGTCGCGTCACCGGTGCCGTAATCGATGCCGATCACAGGACGCTTGAGGCACTCCAGCTCGCTCATAGCCAAGTGGACCAAGCGCGGCGCCATGAACATCGGCACTTCCAGCGAGTGGGCCAAGTAGCTGACGGCCCGATCGAACAGATGGCCATCGTCGACCAGGTGCTCGCCCTGGTGGCGCTGCAGGAAGTGGCGCGCGACCTCCTGCATGGTGGTGCGGTATTCCTGGGCTTCGCCCACGGTGGTGGTGAGGGTGTTCATGCGTTTACGGCCTCCGGTTCCATGTGATCCAGCATGTCGAGTTGATCGGTTGTCTCGCGGCTGTCGCGCAGCGCCTGCATGCGTTGCACCGAGGGCGCGACCGGCAGTACTACGCGAGGCGCATCCAGGCCGGACGGGCTCAGCGCGTAATCCCAGCTCAGCGAGCCGCTGTACGTGGCACCGCAGGCGATGTTCAGGCACTGCGCGTACATCGTTTTGTAGGTTGGCGTCTGGGCCTCGCTGTTGCGGATCCGCATGCGGTGCCCGCAGGCCGGGCATAAACACTTGTAACCACCGTTATGGGCAACGCTCACTTATCCTCCCCACCGCCAGTCGCGGTCCGGCCTGGCCGGTAATTACTGACGCAACGCGCCGACTACTTCTTTCTGTTCTGCCCGGGCTTGCGCGACCGATGCAGAAGAATCACTGCGTGTACCTCTGAATGCCGCGCTGCCATGTGCTGGCGGTGCGCATCGAGGATGGCCTTGGCTTCCCCTTCGTCGATTTCGCCGTTGGCCAGTGCCCCGGCAATGATCTTGTCCACTGCGCCGCGCTTTACGGCGGTCTTCATGCAGCGTTCATACAGCTCGATGTTGTCCAGCTCGTCCGGGTTGGCGACCGGTACGAACACGCCGCCATACAGCGCAGCGACGTAATCAGGGAAATGCGTAGTGCCGGCCTCTTGCTCGAGCTGGTGAAGCTGGTCATCGCTCAGCGGGCGGCTACCGGCGCTTTCATAGACGTGGTTGTCCAGCTTCTTGATCGGCAAGCCCAGCCGCGCCGCGGCGCACTCACGCCCGCCTGGGTAGTCGCAAACCACTGCGCTCATCACTTGCCGGCGACTCTCTAGAACGGTGCGCTTCATCTTCTGGTTTCTCGCTGGGGCCTGAGCCATTACTTTGGAATCACGGCGCCGATGTCGGTCGCGCGGCGGCCGTACTCGTCGGGGAGATCGGCAACCACGCCCTGTTTAATTCCGAACAGCACAGCGGCACGGTGCGATTCACCCCGCGCGCCTTTCTTCGCACCGGACAGCACCTGGTAGCAGGTGAACGGGTCGAGGCCGTTCTCACGGGCAAATTCCTGGACAGACTTGCCCTGCTGGGCGAGCCATTCCTTCGCTTGTTCGGGAGTGCGTGTGGCTGGCATCATTCAAAACCATTCAAATGCGTTCAATGTGGCAGAAGAATATCACTCATTTGAGTGGTGTCAACGGGAATTTCTATTCAAATGAGTGGTCTCGGCGAACGCCTACGCGAAGAAAGGAAGCGACTCGGCCTCTCACAGGGCGATTTCGGCGCGCTGGGCGGTGTAAAAGCCAACGCCCAAGGCAAATACGAATCGGACGAGCGAAGCCCCGATGCGACGTATCTGAACGGTCTTTCTTCAGCCGGAGTGGACGTGCTCTACGTTCTGACCGGCAAGCGCACCCCTGTCACCGCCGAGGGCCTTGAGGCCGATGAATCAGAAGTGCTTAACCATTACCGCGCCATGCCGGAAAGCGATCGCGCCGCCGTGCGCCGAATGACCTCCGCACTGGCCGAGTCGGCCGGGCGGTATGTAATCGATTCAGACCAATGAACTCACTCAACGCTGAGTGACCAGGCAAGGAGACGCCCATGACCGCAGCAGCCATCGACCTAGACGACCAGCCCCGCCACTTCGGTGACCGCCTGCTCGAAGAGCGCAAGCGCCTCAATTTGCAGGTGCACGAGCTGGCCCACCTCGCCGGCCAGACCGACTACATGCAGAAACGCTTCGAGAACGGCACCTCGATCATCCCCATCGACTACCTGCAGGCGCTAGCAGCCCGCAGCGATGCCGACGTGCTGTACATCATCACCGGCGCCCGTAGCCGCTGATCTGCCCTCACCAAACAAGGAACGTTCCCATGCGCAATGTCCTGCTCGGCCTGCTGCTGGTCAGCCCGATCGCTCTCGCGGGCCCGCCCAAGCTGATCGATGCCGATAGTTTTGGTGCCAGCTGGCCATTCACCTTTGAGGAAGCCCACCTGCAGTGTTACCCGGGCCGGGCCGTAGTGGTAAGTGATGCTGAAACTGGGCGGTCCTACCCCGTCAACGGGGCGGCGTCCAGCAAGGCGGGTCAATTTGGCCTCGAACCGCTAGACCAGGTCTGGCGGGAAAACACCGCGATCCCAGGCACGAAAGTGAGCGTCGGGCCCGTCATTGAAGTTGGTCTAGGACTCTGTGGCTGATCGTGAGATGAAATCTGCGCTCTGCACTTGGTCGCTCTGACCAGACTGCAGTTAGAAAACAACAACGCCAACAAACACTAAAAGGGTTACCTGGGGAGGGACCTTGCACCGTACAGCAACTTTTTTTGATCTAAAAATAACGGCTAGTGGCAAGTCGAACGTAAAAGGCTTTGAGACCATTTTCGAGGCTACACCGAAATCGCTCAGCGAGATCTACCAGTTCATCGAAAAGCTTATGGCTTCGGGTGATCGACTGTTGCAAAAAGGCCGCACTTCAAAATCCGCTCGATTCTATCTTGCCGATATGAAGCTCCAAGGCTCGAAATTGGTCCTGCTTGTAAATCGGTGCGACCCGACTGCGCCGGACGCCGTTTCATCGGATCCAGAAAATAAGAGTCGAGTTGTGCATACGAAGCCGGAGGGGCACGGAGGAGATTTTTCTGCACACGTGGTAATTGAGACCACCCCTATCAAGGGTGATAACTACTACCTTTGCGTGATCGAAACGGTCTTTGGATCGGGTCTCCATGCCAGCAGTGTTGCCGGTTATCTTCGCCATGTATTCCGTCATTGCCGCCTACAGTTCCCCTCTGAGTTTCTGATCCCACACGATAGCGGTGCGAAGCAAAAGGACGGCTCACCTGTCACCGTACGGCACGTTCACTTTGCGGAGCTTCAAGGCCATCCATCTACGGAATTTGAAAAAGAGCTGTCAGAAGGAACTCTCTCCGGTCTTGAACTGCTCGATTTTTCAACTAAGGGTGCGGTGTGGGATGAGCAGGGTGTGATAGAGGAACAGGGGCGTAAAGTCCTGCTTCGCCCGGAGAAGAAAGTTCTCAAAGATACAGCTAAGGCTGTGCAGCAGATAAGATCCAAGGTTCTAGGCGATAAAAACCTTCACTACCCACAAATCCGAAT